GGCTGCCTCTTCGGAGGTGGCCTCTTTTCCTATAGAGCAGTCAGAGCAGCCGCAGGAACAGCCTGCGCAAACTAGAAGACCCCGTGCCCGCAAGGTCAAACCTGATGGAACGCAGTGATTACAACGGCGCTGTTTACATTGCAACCACCACAACCAGCAATGGGCGGTATTGGGCCATCACGGCACTGGAGGCAACGGTGATCAACACGGCCACGGTGGCTGACTACAAGGGCGACAGCATCAGCGCCATGCCGATCCCGGTTGGCACCACCATCTATGGCAACTTCAGCAGCATCAAGCTGACCAGCGGCAAGGTTCTTGCCTACATCAGCTGATGGCCGCCAAAGCAAAGGTGGGATTTAACGGCACCATCCGCAAAGAGCCGGTCCACCACAAGACCACCCAGGGTTCCGGGCGGGGTAGCCGCCCCAAAGCCCACAAGAAGGCCTATCGCGGGCAAGGCCGGTGACACCTGAGCAGCGGGAAAACTGGCGCAAGGTCAAAGAAGCCCTAGAGCGTGCCGGCAAGACCAGCTGCCACATTTATCTGAGAGCCTGCGTTGCAGTGAAGTCAGGCCGTGACCCTGGCCATCCCTTTGGGCGTTAGTTGTGGCCATCTCTGACGAGATCGAACTGTTCCTGCGCAATGCCCTGCGGGAGAAGGCATTAGAAGATCGCTTGATTCGTCAGGCCTTAAGCGAGCTGCGCACCACCATGGCCGCCGTTGAGCGCATCGTGGCCCAGTCCGGCAGCTTGGCTCTTGGTGTCAACCGTGAGAACACCATCCGCGCTGTGGTCAATGCAGTGGCCCGCAGCGTGCAGCAGACCTGGGGTGTGCCGGTGCTGAGCACCCTGCAGGAAGCCTTGGCACCGTTCGTTGAGCAGCAGCTGGACTTTGCCCGGCAGATGGTCGAGGCCGCTGGTGGCACGCTCACCGCTGAGGGTGCGGCCAGCCTTCAGGTGCGGCAGGTTGTCAACAATGCCGTGGTCAATGGCAAGACCTTGGCGGACACGTTGACCGCAACGCTGCCGGCTCAAGTGGCTGACCGGGTCGAGCGCTACATCAGGCTTGGCCTGTCCGATGTGGGCGGGGAGGTGGTCAGCACCTTTGAGGATGCGGTGGTGCGGCGGGTGGAGAACAACGTCGAGGCCATCATCCGCACGGGCGTGCATGAGGTGGGCAATGCCGCCCAGCAGGCCATCTATGAGTTTGAGACCGACCCAGATTGGCTGGGTGAACAGGGCCTGGTCTGGACAGCTGTGCTGGATTCAGCGGTGTGCCCGATCTGTATTGGCTTGGATGGCAAGCGCTTTGAGGTGGGTTACCGCAAGGTCAGTCCCCACCCTCAATGCCGGTGTTTTCTCGTGCCCTGGAAATGGCGCAACGAGGATATGACCAGCCCCAGCGGTGACCAAGTGGCCACCAAGCGGCCCGCAGAGGGTGACAGCGGTGAGCAGACGGTGAGCTTCAAGCGTGCGGCCAAAAGCTGGGTCAAGGACAACCCAGAAACGGCCCGCGACATCTTTGGCGTGCGGTTAGGCGATCAGCTCATCAGCGGGCAGATCAGCTTCGACAAGGCCGTCAAGCAGTGGTCGGCCAAGCGCTGAGCAAACTAGTCCTAGCGCTGTTGTCCCATGCCTGTCACCGTCACTGCCACTGTTGGCGCTGCTGATGCCAACAGCTACCTGTCGGTTGCTGCTGCGGATTCCATCGCAGCCACCATGCTCTCCACCCTCAAGTGGGGCACGGCCACCACGGATGACAAGGGCAAAGCCCTGATCGCCGCCACCCGTTACCTCGACCAGCTCAACTGGGTCGGCACCAAGGCCACCACCACCCAAGCGCTGCTCTGGCCCCGTGAAGATGCCACCTGCGGGGAGAAGGACTACGCCGACGATGTCATCCCCGATGAAATCAAATATGCCACCTTCGATCTGGCCGATGCCCTGCTCAATGACACCACCCTGCTCAAGCCATCCAATGCTGGCCTCGCTGAACTGATCCCTGGCATCCCGAACGCGGACCTCAAGAGTGCCCGCGTCGATGTGCTCAGCGTTGACTTCCGCGATGGTGGCGCACCAACGGTGCAAAATGCGTTAACTGTGCTGCCGCATTTGGTTGGTGTTCTCGGTTGCTTGTGCCTATCCAGTCCGAAAACATCCGTTGGCCAAATCTCAGTGCTGCGGAGTTAGGATGATTGGGTGGCCAAACGTTCCCGCGATCAGCTCTCCCTACTGACGGCATTAGGGCTGCCGGAAGAAAAGCTGCGCACGGAAGATCACTTGGCCACACCACTAAGCCGCGAAGAGCAGCGAGCTTTTGGCAAGCTCTACGCTGAGAACATTGGTCTGGTCAAATACTTTGCCAACAAGCTGACCCGCAAGTACGGCTATTGCATGGCCACCGAGGACATCAACAGCTGCGTGGACTTTGCCGCCATCAAGGCGTTTCGGGCCTGGAAGCCGGAGCGGGGCAAACTCAGCACAATCCTCTGGAGCTTTGCCCTAGGCGAGTGCCTGCACTATCTGCGCAGCAGCAACTGGGGCATCAAAGCACCTCATAAGGTGCGCGAGCTGGGCAATGCAGCCCGCAAGCTGGTGGATCAAGGAATGAGCCCTGAAGCGGTCTGCGCTGAGCTGGGCTGTGACCGCGAGCAACTCAAGGATGCGTTAGTGGCCACCTCAGGCATCGCGCATGATGTCAAAGGGTTTGATCTGCACTGCTCGCACTATCCAACACCGATGGATTGGCTGGAGCGGCAAGAAGAGTTGGCAATGGCGGCAACCTAAAACAAACCTCCACAGGATCAATGGCGGGCACCTATTTTGCATCCCTTGATGTCCGCTTCTGGGTGAAGCTGGGCACTACGGCCAGCACAGCTCCAACCACCAGCAGCACCATGACCGAGGTGCTGTCGTTGACCAATACCTCCATTTCGGTCAGCTCGGATACCCAGACCGTGCTGGACTACTCGACCGACTTTGGCTTCTCCAGTCAGCTGGTCACCGGCAACAGCTACAGCATCACCTGTGCGCTCAATCTCGATCCAACCTCGGAGGGTTACCTGACCCTCAAGCGTGCCGCGCAGACCTCAGCCAACAACGTTGCCATCCAGTGGTATCGCGAACTGCCGCTGGTGGGTTCCAGCAACGACAACCCCCAGGTGGATGCCGGTGTGGCATTCGTGTCGAACTGGTCTGAGAGCCTCGAAGCTGGCTCGGTGGCCAGCGTCAGCTTCGACCTGCTCGGCTACGGCGCACCCAAGAACTACCGTCAGGGTGACCCTGTCGCCACGCTGACCATCACCGATGGCGGCTCTGGCCTGACTGCTGGCACTGGTGTGGCCCTGGTGTCCACCAGCCCTGCCCAAGGCAACGGCAGCGGCAAGAACGGCACCGCCACCATTACCGTCAACGGTTCGGGCATCATCCAGACCGCAACCATCGTGGCTGGCGGCCAGAGCTACAAGGTGGGCGATGTCCTGACCATGAACGATCCAGCAGTGCTCGGCAGTGGCGACACGGCGCCTGTGTTGACGGTGGCCACGGTCAGCTGAGCAAACTAGATCGGGTGAGTAATGGGAGCGGCGGGTGTTGGGCCTGCCGCTTTTTCTTTGGTTACAGCGCCCGGCCAGCAAGACGTGACCACTCGGCACGGAAGAACCGATCAAGCGGCAGGTTGTCCAGTGCTGGTTTGATCCAGTCGCGGGCTGGGTAGTTCTTGCTAGGAACACCTTGAAGGATGTAGCCGGCATAGTTGACGCCGCTGTTGCCCCAGGTGAACTTGATCGTGGTGGCATTAAGCCGCTCGCGGCGCTGACTGCGCAGGAACGCTCCAGTGTCCACGATGTCTCGAGGACTGCCTTCGATGGTGCCGTTCTTGCGGTAGGTGGTGCCGGGCCACGGGAACTGGACGAGCTGGATCTCTTCCTTGAGCTGCTGATCCATGGCCTTGCCGTAGGCCGTCATGACATTGGCCACGCGCAGCTTGAGCTGGGGAGCGTTCCAGCCGGTGAGCTTGTAACTGGCTTTGACCTGAACAGCCATCAGCGCTGCCGGTAACGGACAATCCGCACTCGATCACCGATCACTGTCTGAATGGTGCTGCCAATCAGGCCAGTGGTGCCGTAAGGCGTGCGGCTGCCGAGCACTTCACAACTCAAGCTGCCCTGGCCGGAGAAGTTGAGGGTGCCGCGTGTGCCGGGTTTGATGCGGGCATCAAGGGCTTGGGGGTTAATGGCATACCCCTCAAAGAAGTCGGCATCCACCTCGATACCTGGCAGGTCTTCTTTGGATGGTGACCCTTGACGCAGGTAAAGGGTGACGGTGATGGCTTCGGTGTTGGCCACGACGTTGCCAGTAACCGGGTCTATGGTGGTGCCGGAAGTGGGGACAGTGAAGGAAGCGGTCGCGTTTGCTAGAGCGATCAAAGCGCTGGCCATTTCCTATCCCCTGTGAGGATAGGTTTCCGTTTGCGGCAAGCTAT